ATTAAGAAATGCGTAGCTTGTGGCTGCATTAACCACATTGAGTTGAATCATCATGGGTAATAAGTCCGACTGGGATTTGGACTTAAGGTTTGGTCAAGAAGGTGAGGTTGCAGCCAACGCCCTTTTGACCGCACCAATTGAAACCGTTGAAGTTAAACGAGATAGACGCTGGAAAGACACAGGCAATCTATACATTGAAACAGACTGTTGGTCAGATGTCAGACAAGAGTGGTACTGGTCAGGCATTACAACCACCAAGGCAACTCATTGGTCATTTGTGCTTGAGGACATATTGATAACAGTTCCCACAGACAAGATAAAACTAGCTGTGAAAACCTATGGTATGCCTAAAGAAATGAACCGCCCTGAGTATTCAACAAGGGGCTATCTGATAACAGTAGATAACTTGTTGAGAGTTGCTTTTGTCTGACCTCACTTGGGTATTCAAGTGCAATAAATGTGGCAAACCCATGTTGTTTTATGAAAAGGCTGGGTTTGACGCAGGTGAGGAACATGTAGTTGTTATGTGTGTCAAGTGCGAGAATACAGGCGTAAAGGCTAGAATTGAGGCTATGACTGATAAATCAGTTGTCCGTTGTTCTAAATGTGGGGCATGGAAGTTAGAGAGTAGCAACTGTTCCACATGCAAAAAGACCAATGCCCTGAGTGTCTAGGGTATAACACAAACACAATCAAAGCAGGTAGGGAGTATCTACATGACTGCAACAATTGTAAACACGACTGGGTTGAAGGGTACGGATAATGACCGCAATATTGATTGGGCTTATCAAAACAAGCTGAGGCAGCAATGGTTAAAAAACAATCCACATGCTGTGTATATCGGGTGGACTTCAATATGACATGCCGTCTGACCTGCGGTTTTGGTGAAGCCTATTGACAGGTTGAGTACACTATCAGCAAGCGACGCGCCTAAGAGCGCGAACGCTAGCCGCCTTAGCGGATTGCTAGCGAGTTCGTTGCTGCTAGTTATTGGGGCAGCTCTTTGCTTATTGGTAATTAGCATTGTCTTTCAAAAAATTGATTCCGTTTCTGCGTATCAATACAAACCAGTAACCATGATTTCATACAAAGAATATGCAGCTTTAAAGATAGAAAGTAATAAACAATTTAAATGTTTGTCACAGCTGTATGGTAAAGAAAGCGCATGGAATCCCAATGCTCGTAATGGTAGTCACTATGGTATTCCACAGGGTAAGAGCAAGTATCTATCTACTCTTAATGGTTATCATCAAATTGATTGGGGTCTTGACTATCTGTTTCATAGGTATGGTGTTGATACCAATGGCTATACTAATGCGTGCAAAGCATTACAACACTTTAAGACTAAAGGGTGGCATTGAGTAAAGCAGCACTTGGTTCGGGTAGATGGAAAGAGGTAAGGCTTAGGGTCTTAGCTCGTGATGGTTACACATGTGCATACTGTGGGCAAGAGGCTGACCAAGTTGACCATGTTCAAAGCAGAGTGAGTGGCGGAAGCCTGTTTGACCAAGACAATTTAGTCGCAGCCTGTCGGCGTTGTAACCAATTGAAAGGCGCAAAAGGTGCAAATACCCTTTTTTTTAGGTCAGGTTCTACCCCCCCTGCCTTTCCAGACCGTTCTCTCCCCGCGACGGTCGCCACAAAGCCTGAGTCACCTTTTCAAAAGCCATGAGTAGTCAAGAGAAACCCGTAAAAGCCAAGCGCAAACCAGCGCAACGAGGGGCGACGAAAAAGAAGCTGCTGGGAAGTACAAAACCGCGTTTACAAACCCCCGCGGCAAAAGGCAAATCAAGGATTGATGAAGTGGCTGCCCTAGCTGAAAAAATCTCAATGCCTTTGTTGCCTTGGCAGCATTATGTGTTGAGTGACATGTTAACCGTAGATAAAAACAACATGTTTATCAAAAAGTCCAACCTAATTCTTGTAAGTCGTCAATCAGGTAAGACACATTTGGCTCGTATGAGAATTTTGGCTGGTTTATTCATTTTTGGGGAAAAGAACATTTTGGCTATGTCATCAAACAGAAACATGGCGTTAGATACATTTAGGCAGGTTGCTAACACTATTGAAGATAATGACTTTCTAAAAAAGCAAGTTAGGCAGATTAGATACGCAAATGGTCAAGAATCAATAACTTTACTCAATGGCGCAAGGTATGAGATTGTTGCAGCCACTCGCGACGGAAGCCGCGGTAAGACCGCTGACTTCCTTTTTGTAGATGAATTACGCGAGGTGTCACCTGAAGCATTTAAAGCAGCTGTACCAACAACTAGAGCAAGACCAAATTCTCAAACATTGTTCACTAGCAACGCAGGTGATTTCTTTTCCGAAAGCCTTAACACTCTTAGGGAAAAGGCTTTAGAGTATCCAAGTCCTACATTTGGCTTTTGGGAGTATTCCGCACCAATACAAGCAAGGTCTGACATACACAACCGTAAATATTGGGCAATGGCGAATCCTGCACTTGGTTACACCGTAACTGAGGAAGCAATTGAGGAATCAATATCAACTAATACAATTGAAGCCACACTCACCGAAACCCTTTGCATGTGGATTGATTCTCAGACCAGTCCATGGACTTTTGGCGCAATTCAGGCTTGTTCAGTTTCAGAATTATCATTGCCAGTAGGTGCAATGACCATTTTGGCTTTTGATGTTAGCCCAAGTAAGCGAGCAGGGTCTTTATTAGCTGCACAAATGGTAGATGGCAAAATTGGCGTTGGAATCATGGAAACCTTTAGTTCAGATGTGGCAATTGATGAATTGAAAATGACCGAAGCAATTCATAAATGGGCAATGCTTTATCGTCCAGTTCAAATTGCTTATGACAAGTACGCAACCGCCTCAATAGCTCAAAAATTAGAACAACAGGGTCATAAGCTTGTTGATGTAAGCGGACAATCTTTCTACCAAGCTTGTGGCGAACTATCAGACGCTTTAACCAATCAAAGGTTAGTTCACTCGGGTCAACCTGAGTGGGTTTCATCAATGAATAACTGTGCAGCTAAAAACTCGGACGCAGGTTGGAGAATCGTAAGAAGAAAATCCGCTGGAGATGTGACAGCCGCAATTTCCACAGCAATGTTGGTTCACCTATTTTCAAAACCAATTTCAGTTCCTCAGATTTTTGTCTGAGTATTCTGATATAATTCTCTAATGGGATTTTTCCGCGATTTAGTAGGACTTTCACCAAAAACAGATATTACGGCTCAACTAGCCCCTTCAGTTATGGGCGACCCTTTTAATTACTACACTCCACTTTCTGCATTTACAATTGATAGAGCTGAAGCAATCACCGTCCCCGCGTGTCAACAAGCAAGAAACATAATCTGCGGAATTATCAGCGGCATGGAACTTTCCACTTACTCAAAAGCAACTGGGGAAGAAATTCCTAACTTACCTTGGGTAAATCAATTAGAAAGAAATGCACCAAACAATGTAACACTTAGTTGGATTGTGGATTCACTTCTTTGGTATTCCGTTGCATACTTAAAAGTGGTTGAGCAGTATCAAGACGACCAACGCCCTTCTCGATTTGAATATGTTAGAAACTCAAGAGTTACAGTTGAATTAAATAAAGATAACACTTATGTTGACCAATATTTTCTTGATGGAAATGCCGTACCCATGTCAGGAATTGGCAGTTTGGTCACAATACAATTAGGTAAAGACCCACTTCTTACTTCAGGCGCAAGAATACTTAAAGCAGCTGTTGATTTAGAAAGAGCAGTATCAGTTGCCTCATCAACTCCACAACCAGCGGGAATATTGAAAAATAATGGCGCGGATATGGGTGAGAAAGAAGTTGCTGGATTATTGTCTGCTTGGCGTCGCGCTAGAGATACAAGGTCAACTGCTTATTTAACTTCAAGTTTAGAATACCAAGCAACAGCATTTTCTCCTAAAGATATGATGTATGTGGACGCTCTCCAAAATATGAGTGCGCAAATTTGCAGACTATTTAACATTGACGCGTTCTATTTAAATTGCGATATGAATAACAGCATGGTTTATCAGAACATATTAGATAACCGACGCCAGCTCGTTTCTTTCACTCTCGCGCCTTATATCCAAGCGGTAGAGAGGCGTTTTTCTATGGACGACCTGTCACCCGTTACACAAGAAATTCGCTTTGATATTGACTCAGGATTCTTAAGAAGCGACCCAATGGAAAGACTTGCAGTTATTGAAAAAATGCTTGCACTTGAACTAATAACCGTTGAACAAGCGAGAGAAATGGAAGAACTAAGCCCAAATGGAAATAATTAACTTTAGCGCAGATTTAGAAGCTTCAGAATCCCGCAGAATCATTGCTGGAAAGATTGCACCTTATGGTGATGAAATTGGAAACACTAGCGCAGGAAAAGTAATTTTTGAGGCAAACTCAATTCAAATAGATGACCCTAAAAATGTTAAATTACTTTTAGAGCATGACCCTAAAAAGCCAATTGGTCGCATGAAAAATATGACCGAGGATTCAACTGGAATTTTTGCTGAGTTTAAAGTTTCTAATACAACTCGTGGAACTGACAGCCTTATTGAGGCAAGTGAAAATCTTCGTTCGGGTTTGAGCGTGGGAGTTGAAGTTATTAAAGGAAAAAACAAAGACGGAGTTTATCGCGTTAGCGCAGCCCGTTTACTTGAAGTTTCGCTAGTACAAGCAGCGGCATTTAAATCTGCTGAAGTAACTAGCGTTGCTGCGTCTGAAAATACAGAGGCAGTTTCAACCGAAACCAAAACAGAAATAGAGGAAATTGTGGAAAACACAACAACCGATACACCTGTTGCGACCGAGGTAGTAGAAACCCCAGCGGTTGAAGCTTCTCGCCCAACAGTAACAGCGGCGGTTTATACAAAGCCACGCGTTGCACCAATGACTTCAGGTCAATATCTTGAGGCAAGTATCAAAGCTGCAATGGGTGATGAGTCAGCTCGTCAAACAATTCTTGCAACAGATGATACAACTACAAACACAGGTCTTACACTTGCACCACACCTAACTGAGTTCATTACTAACACACTAGATGTTAGACCTTCAGTTGAAGCGGTAAGCCGTGGCGCACTTCCAACTTCAGGCATGTCATTTACAATTCCTAAGTTAACAACTGCACCAACAATTGATTCAAACTCAACAGAGGGTGAAGCACTTGGCGGAACTGAGATGGCGAGTAGTTACATAACCGTGGATGTAAAAAAAGCTGCGGGATTACAAACCATAAGTTGGGAATTATTGGACAGGTCATCACCAATTTTTTATGACGAGTTAATTCGTGAATTAAATCGTGCATATGCTAAAGCAACAGACGAAGCAATGTTTACACAATTCATAACAACTGGAACTGCTGGTACAGCTGTTGCAACTGCCGACGCAGACGGACTGCAATCATTTATTGCAACTGAAGCCGCTGCTGCTTATGCTGCAACAGGTGGTTTTGCAACCAATCTAGTTTCAAATGCGTCATGGTGGACTGTATTACTTGGTGCGCAAGATTCAACAAAGCGTCCAATTTATGCAGCTGCTAATCCTGTTAACAATGCAGGTATTTCTTCACCTCAATCAGTTGTTGGTTCAGTATTAGGAACTAACTACTATGTTGACCCTTACATTGGTTCAGGAACAGGCGACGATTCAATGTTCCTTGTTAATCCTTCATCAATTACTTTCTACGAAGCCCCTAAGACAACTTTGAGAGTGGAAGCACTTTCAAATGGTCGCTTGCAGGTGGCAGTTTACGGATATTACGCAATTGCAACTAAACTTGCTGGCGGAATCCGTCGTTGGAACAAGTCCTGAGTTAATTAATAACTCAAAAGCGTTAAGGGGCGTTGGAAGCCTTCGCCCCTTAACTTTTAAAGAAAGGAAATCACATGGCAGCTACTTGGGTTACTGAAGCCGAGTTAAGAAGCGCACTTGGAATTGGAAGTTTATATTCCAGCACCGTTGTTGAGGAAGTCTGTCAATCTGCTCAAAACATTGTTAGTGATTATCTATGGAAAAACCAAGCATTTAATTCTGCACACTCTCATATTGTTGGTTACGGCACTTTATATTTTGATACACCTCATGACTTCTTTGTGGGGCAAGTAGTAACGGTAAGCGGTAACGGCGCGACTTTCAATGGTTCTAAAACAATAACTGCTTCAGACGCATATTCAATAACTTTTGTTACTTCACACTCAACAGTTGAACCAATTCACCCAACAAGTCCATTTGGTACAGTCGCGGCAACAGATTATGTTGCATATGGTAGTGTTTCCGAAATTAGAGAAGCAAGCCTCATGATTGCAATTGACATTTGGCAAGCAAGACAAGCTAGCAATTCAGGTGGAATTTCTCCTGATTTCCAACCAAGTCCTTACCGCATGGGAAATACTCTTACCGCAAGAATCCGCGGGTTAATAGCAAATCATTTATCACCTAACAGCTTGGTTGGATAATGACAGTTGCCGTTACAACTCTCAGAACAACCCTTGCGAACGCGTTAATAAGCGCGGGGGAGTGGCAGGTCTTTTCTTTTCCGCCCGCCACTCCTATTGCAAATTCAGTTATTTTGCAACCGTCTGACCCCTACATTGAACCGACCAATAATAATTATTCAACTGTTGCACCTAAAGCAAATTTCAAGTTAATTTTAATTGTCCCAATGTTTGACAACCAAGGAAATCTTGCTGGCATTTAGGATTTAGCGGTTGGCGTGTTTAATAAATTAGCAGCCATTACCACAATGAATATAAGTGTTGGCACAATATCTGCACCCACAATTTTGTCAGGGGTAGCGGGTGAAATGTTGACAGCTGAAATGTCCGTATCAATCATGACAAGTTGGAGTTAAAAATGAGTGAAATTTATGATGTTCCTTCCGAGGATAAAGCTTGGCTTGAAAAAGTCGGGCAAGTAGCAAAAACAGAAAAGCCAAAACCAACCACTAAGAAAGATGAGGAATAGTCAATGGCTGTTTTCCTAAACAATAAAGTAGGCGTTAAGGTTAACTCAGTTGACCTTTCTGACCATGTAAGTGCAGTAACAATCAACAGAAACCTAGCGGAACTTGATGTCACCGCCATGGGCGACCTTGGAGTTAAGAGAATTGCGGGTTTAGAGGATAGTCAAGTGACTATCAGCTTTTTCAATGACACCGCTACTACAAATGTTCTAGCAACCCTTCAGGCTGCTTACGGAACAAATGTTACCTGTGTATTTTTACAAGATAAAAACACAGCGGTTTCAGCAACCAACAAGCTTTACACAGCCACTTGCTTAGTCAACGGAATTACCGACATTAACGGTTCTGTCGCTGATTTGGCAACAATTGATGTAACATGGTCTGTTAGCGGTACAGTAGCCGTTGCAACCACAGGTACTTTCTAAGGAGTAAAAATTGTTAGCATTAAAAATCACCAAGGCTTCAGGTGAGGAATCAACACATGAGATTTCACCAGCGATTGAATATGCAGCTGAACAATATTGGAAAACTGGATTTCATAAACGCTTCCGCGACGAGGAACGCCAATCAGATATTTATTGGCTTGCTTGGGAGTGTTTAAGGCGTTCAGGCGAAACAGTTAAACCATTTGGGGACGCATTTCTAGAAACCATTGCTAAAGTGGAGATTCTGGACGCTGATTCCCCAAATGGGTAACGAGGGATTCCTTCCACTATTTAGTGGCGTCTTTAGCAATAAGGACTGGAATTCCTCACTCAGAGTTTATTAACATGGACAGGGCATTGTTTAGAGCAACGCTATCTGTCCTTAATGACGAAGCGAAACAGGTTAAAAATGCCCGTACAAGTAAAAGGTTTAATTGAAACCCGTAAAGCCTTAAAGAAGCTTGCGCCTGACTTGTACGAGCAAATGAACAAAGAAATTCGCGTTGCTTTGAAAACAATTACAGATGACGCTAAAACAAAAGTACAACCCTCAATTAGAGGTTTAGAAAATTGGCAAGACCAAGGTAAGCCTGTTGTTTCTCGTACTAAAGCCAAAACAATGATGGCACCAAATTTAAGAGCGTTTCCAAAATACAATCCTTTAATTGTTAAAAAGGGTTTAACTTACAGCGTTGCTCAAGGCAAAAGAAACAAAGCAGGATTTGTTGGACTTTACCGCTTACTAAATAAATCAGCTGTGGGTGCAATTATTGAAACCGCTGGACGCAAGAACTGGGGCGGCGACCCACAATCTCAAAGCAATAACTCTAACGCTGGGGCGCATTTCAATCAGAGAATCCAAGGCACTTACGGTGGTTTCAAACAAATTGGAAACAGCCGCATGGATAAAGGTAGATTGCTATTTAAGTCTTATGTTGATGACCAAGGAAAAGTCCAAGACGCGGTGTTTGCAGCAATTAGAAAAGCCGAACACTTATTTGAAACCACAACGAAAAATGACAGATTTGGATTAGCCGCATGACAATTGGCATAGATATTGTTTCGGAGTACAAAGATAAAGGCGCAAAACTTGCCGAGTCCTCATTAAACAAATTAACCAAGACCAGTAAAAATCTTGCACTTGCCTTGGGTGTTGCCTTGTCTGTTAACAAGATTGTGGCGTTTGGTAGAGCTTCGGTCAAGGAGTTTACAGATTCAGAAAGAGCTGCTGCCGCTTTACAAAACACTTTAAAAAATACTGGCAATCTAATGGCATTTCCCGATACCGAGGCGGGATTAAAAAACCTTAGTAAGTTAAGCGGTATTGCAGACGACTCTTTGATTCCGTCATTTACTCAGTTGTTTAGAGCTACTGGAAATGCTAAACAGGCAATGGACAGTTTGAACTTAGCCATTGAAGTTTCAAGAGGTAGCACAAATGGTTTGAACGAAGTTGTTGACGCACTATCTAAGGGTTATGCGGGAAACACTAGAGGACTTGGCAATTTAGACCTTGGACTAAATAAGGCTTTTCTAGCAACAGGCGACATGGTGGCGATTACCGCCGAATTAAACAAGCAATTCAGCGGGGCTTCAGCTGCTTATTTAGACACTTACGCTGGCAAAATTGAAGTATTAAATAACCAATGGAACGACACCAAACAAATAGTTGGTCAAGGTTTGGTTATGGCTTTTCAAGAAGCAACAGGTAACAGAGGCGTTGGTGGCATGACCGACGCTATGGAAAAGTTTGGTTATATTGTTGACGCAATCCTGATTAAAACAGGAACTTTAATAAACACGCTTACAAACAATGTTCCTTTCATAAGTGATTTGCTTAAGCGTGTTGTTGATGGTTGGGCATACATACTTGATGTTAAAGGTACTGAGTTAAAAATCCAAAATGAAATTTGGAAGGCAAACACTAAGACTTGGGAAATGGCTCAAAAAACAGCCGACGACCAAGCCAAAAGAAACAAAGAATATCTTGCTTTTTTAGCCAAGCAAAAGAAACTTACAGACGCAGCGGCATTAGCGGCTAAGAAAAAAGCAGCTGAGGAAGCCGCGCTTAAAAAGGCTGCCTCAATGTTTGACATTGATAAAATTCAAATCATTGCAGCACTTCAAAGAAACATTACTGATGATGAGAAGTTAAGACTTCAATTGCAGATGGCAATACTTCAAGAAAACGGTTCTGAAGCAGAAAGACTTGCTAAACAATTAGCAGAAAGTCAATTACAGACTACCAATCTCGCCTTGGCTATTTCTAGGATTCCGAGAGCTTTAAATCCTTTTGAGGGTTGGGGTTCTGAGATTGATAACCTGCTTGCCAAAATGATTCAGATGTATGCAATGCTGCAATTTAAAACTGTAATACCTACCCCGCAAGGAACAGTTAAAGCGCAGGTAACTAAAGAAAATGCAGCAAGTGTTTTAGCTAATGCCCCAATTGCTTTAAATGAGTATCAAGCAATAACTGGAGAAATGAGTAGTTTAGGCGTTCGGAATATGGGCAGTCTAAACATAACCATCAATAATGCTGGCAATGTTGTTTCAGACGACGACCTAGCAACCCAAATAAGAAACGGATTGTTGAACTCAAATCTATCAGGTTCACCAAGTTCCATTGGTAGATTACTTGGTGCGTTCCAGTAATGGCACTTCCAGCAACCCTTGATGTTTCGTTAAACTTCAGTACAGGTGCAACATTTGGAAATCCTTTTACAATTGGCGACCCTGTAAATGGCGTTCTTGGTGTTGGAGAGTTATCAGCCTCCAGCACACCGTCTTTAATTGCTAATTTAACCGACGCTACAAGGCGCATAAGCATCAGACGCGGACGAAATGTTGCGAGAGATATTTACGAGGCTGGCACATGCGTTGTAAGAATCTATGACCCTAATTCAGACTTTAATCCTCAAAACAGTAGCTCGCCTTACTATGGTCAATTAGAACCCTTAAGAAAACTTAGAGTTTCTGCAACTGTCGGCGGTACGACTTACTATCTGTTTAGTGGATACACAACAGCTTATGCCTATTCTTATGACCAAGCTGAAAACATGGCTTATGTAGACATTAGTGCAAGTGACGCTTTTAGATTATTTAACTTGGCTTCAGTAATCAATGTGACTGGACAAGCCGCTGGACAAGATACTGGAACTAGAATAAACAAAATTTTGGACACCGTATCCTTCCCAAACAGTATGCGTAGCGTTGAAACAGGTAACAGCCTCACAGTTGCAGACCCAGCAACTTTAAGGACTTCTCTAGGCGCATTGCAAAACTGTGAGTTCTCAGAGCAAGGGGCTTTCTACATTACCCCCGAAGGCAACGCAATCTTTAAGAATAGAAACACAGTTATTTCAAGCGCGGGCGATACTCCAACTGAGTTCAATCAAACAACAGGTATTCCATACAAAAATTTAAAGTTTGCCTTTGACGACAAACTCATTATTAACACAGCTACTATGACGAGAGTAGGCGGTACTTCTCAAACAGCCGCAGATTCAGACAGCGTTGCCACCTACTTCCCTCACTCAATAAGTGTGCCTGAATTAGTGATTGATACCGACGAAAATGCCATGAACATAGCTAAGATTTATGTTGCGACCCGTAGCAGTACCACAATCCGAATAGACGAAATGACACTTGATTTATTAGACCCTGCTGTTCCAACAGCCACAATTCTTGCTTTTGATTATTACGACAATGTTTTAATCAGCAACCTTCAGCCTGACGGTTCAACAATTACCAAGAATTTACAGGTTCAGGGTGTTGCCCATGACATAACCCCAAACTCATGGCAGACAGTCCTGACTACCTTAGAACCGACCTGTGATGGATTTTTGATTGGCGATTTTACATATGGCGTCCTTGGGGACGATATACTTAGCTACTAAAGGAGATATACAATGGCAACAGGTTTTCCAGCTTCAACAGGTGATGTTCTATCAGCTGCAATGTTTAACGGGTTAGTATCCTTTACTTTGAATAGTCAAAGCGGGTCAACTTACACCCTTGCTTCAACTGACCAATATCAGGTTTTAGTTGTAGCAACTAACGCAAGCACCAAAACAATTTCTATACCAACAGACGCAACTTACGCATTTCCAAATGGAACTGCTATTACTATTTTAAATACAGGTGCAGGACTTTTAACAGTTAACGCCGTAACTTCAGGAACAACAACTATTACAAGTGCGGGTGGTACACCTGCCGCACCAACAGTTGCACAATATAAATCTTGCGTTGCTCTTAAAATTTCAACAAACGCTTGGACTGTTGTCGGGGCTATTGCGTAAATGTTAAATATAGTTACAGGAGTTCAATCAGTACAGGCGGCAGTTCCTAACGCGCCTACTATTGGTACAGCCACAACAACAGGTTCAACAACTGCGACTGTTGCTTTTACCGCTTCAGGTAGTGGCGTTCCTGCAACTAACTTTTTTATTACCTCAACACCTTCAGGCGGTAGTGGTTCAAGTGCTACTTCTCCAATATCTGTTACAGGTTTAACAGCATCTACTTCTTATACATTTACTGTTACTGCCAGTAACGCGGCAGGTAATTCATCTCCATCTGCTTCATCAAATTCAATTACAACAAACGCAGCTGCAGTAGTCGTTAATTATTTAGTCGTAGCTGGTGGCGGTGGGGGTGGAAGCGCAACAGGCGGCGGTGGCGGCGGTGGCGGTGCTGGCGGATTACGCTCTACTGTTACAAATACAGGTGGCGGTGGTTCACTAGAAACTGCACTAACTCTTTCATTATCAACAAATTACACAGTTACAGTTGGCGCGGGTGGTGCAAGTGGTACAACAACAAATGTTGCACCTAGTGGAAATAACTCAGTATTTTCAACAGTTTCATCACAAGGCGGCGGCGGTGCGGGTGCTGGCGGTGGAAATGGTGTGGCTAAAGTATTCGGTGCAACTGGTGGAAGCGGTGGCGGCGGCGCACATTACAATTCAACAGGTGGTTCAGGTACGGGTAATCAAGGTTATGCAGGTGGCGGAAATCCATCAACTTATGATGGCGGCGGCGGTGGCGGCGGTGCTGGTCAAGCAGGTACAACTTTAACTAGCAATAGTGGTGGTAAAGGTGGAAATGGTGTAGCTGTTTCAATAACAGGTTCATCAGTAAGTTACGGCGGCGGTGGCGGCGGTGCTGGTACTGGTGGAAGCTGGGCAGCTGGTGGCACAGGCGGCGGTGGTCGTGGTGGCGATAATGATACTGGAAACCCTGAAGGAGTTGATGGCACCGCTAATCGTGGCGGCGGTGGCGGCGGTGCATACGGCGTTAATTACGCTGGCGCGGGCGGAAGCGGTATTGTAATTTTAAGATATTTAACTTCCGACGGCACAATTACAATTGGTTCAGGATTAACAGGAAGTACCGCAACAGATGGTTCTTATAAAGTAACAACAATTACAGCTGTTACTGGGAATGTGAGTTGGGCATAATGGCACATTACGCATTTTTAGATGAAAATAATATCGTAACAGAAGTTATTACTGGTATTGATGAAACCGAGTTAATTGAAGGACTAGACACAGAAACTTGGTATGGAAACTTTAGAGGTCAAACCTGTAAACGAACAAGTTACAACAATAATATTAGAGGTAATTACGCTTCCATTGGTTATTCTTACTTACCAGTTGAGGATATTTTTATGCCGCCTAAATGTCATGATGAAGCAATATTAAATGCTGAAACTGCTAAATGGAATTGCAACAACAAAGAACACAATTATGAAACCTTGGCTTAGTAAAGCTGCTGCACAGCTTAGGGAACAAATAGATGATTCATACCCGAGCCGCCTTCGTGGGAGTGATGGGTGGATTGCTGATTTGCGCCATCAACAAGCAGGTAAAAGCGACCACATACCCGACGCTAAATCCAAATTCGTCGTGCGAGCAATTGACATTGACGCTCGCCTTTCTGACAACAAAGGGGATTCAGTCTATTTGGCAAATCAGCTTAGACTCTACGCTAAGGATTACGGACGCATATCTTATGTAATTCATAAGGGCATGATTGCTTCTCCAATATTTAATTACAAGTGGAGAAAATACAGAGGGTTTTCACCGCACGACCACCATATCCATTGCAGTTTTCGCACTAACCAAGATTTAAACTCAGAGTTTTTTAACATACCACTACTAGGAGGTAAAGATGAATAGCAAGACACTAGCCGTAATCAACTCATATGCACGCAGCGCATTTGTTTGTTTAGCAACCGTATATGTAACAAATCCTTCAGGTTCATTTGATGATATTTGGAAGGCATTTTTAATTGCTTTTGTTGCACCTTTACTAAGAGCTTTAAATCCAGACGACACAGCATTTGGCATAGGCAGTAAAGAGTAATGTCAGCCCTTGAGTGGGCTGGCTTTGCAGCTGGAGTTACCACAACATTGATTGGCGTACTAGCTGGTATGCGTTGGCTAGTTAAAGGTTGGCTTAATGAATTGCGTCCGAATTCTGGAACAAGTTTAAAAGACCAAGTGACACGCCTTGAACAAAGATTAGATGAACTGTTCATTGTCATAACTAGGAAGTAAAATAAAGCCATGGCAAACACACGCAAACGCAAAAAGATTAACAGGCGCGTAGTTCGTAGGTCACCCGAGCCATTATCTAAGCTTGATGTTTTCATGATTACAAAACATGAGATTTACAAGGCAGCAAAAAAGGCTGGATTTAGCAATGAAGTAGCTTGGTTTTTTATGCAGGAAAACAATGCACTTCCTGATTGGGTGAGCAATGATAAGCCCGACGCTTTGATTCCTCGCATTGACCCAACAGAGGACGAGGACGAATAACTTGAAAAAGGTCGCTTTTATCAGCGATTTACAGTCACCGTTTTTTGATGAAAAAAGCGTGAAGGTAGTAGGAAAGTTTTTAGCTAAGTGGAAGCCGCACCAAACAATTCAAATTGGTGATGAGATTGACCTTCCTCAACTTGGTGGATTCAATGCAGGAACTGTTGATGAGATGGTTGGAAACTTAGATGATGATAGAAACCTTACCCAAGATGTACTTCAGTACCTTGGTGTAACAGATGTTGTAGGTAGCAACCATGGAATCAGACTTTACAGGTCAATTAAAAAAAGACTCCCAAGTTTTCTTAACTTACCCGAAATGCAGTATGAGCGTTTTATGGGATATGACAAACTCGGTATCAACTTTCACCCACATGGACTTGACTGGGCAAGTGGTTGGACGGCAGTTCATGGGGACGCTTTCCCTCTTAGCCAAGTTGGTGGACAAACAGCCCTAAACGGGGCAAGAAGGCTAGGAAAGAGCGTGGTCTGTGGACACACTCACAGACTAGGGTTAGCAGCTTTTACAGAGGCTTCCAGAGGTCAATTAGGGCGTACTGTATGGGGATTAGAGGTAGGAAATTTAGTTGACCTTGCTTCAAGCGGTATGGCGTACACAAGGGGCTATGCCAATTGGCAGCAAGGATTCGCAGTTGCCTATGTGAAAGACCGTAAAGTTCAGGTAATTCCTATCCCAATCAATAACGGTACATTCATATTTGAAAACAAGTTCTATGGGTAGGCAGACTGATTATGAGCCTAGGGGCATTGATGAACAGATTGACGCCATAGACGAGTCAGGTCTTTTGTAACAAAAGCGTTATACAACACGAGCCTGACTTGGCTTGTAAATGTCAGCCCCAAGCCTCATGCTTTTCCTATCAAGTTAACGGAACTTGATGGAAACGGAAAAGATGATACTCACAGAGCAAGACTTTGAAAGACTATATGAAACCTCAATGTTATGGCATGAGGATTTTAACGCTGACCCACTCAGATTTGATGGGTTGTTTAAAGAAGGTTACGAACCAATAGCTGATAAACATGCAATATTTTGGTTTGAAAACTATGCAAGCTGTTTAATGGCTCAGATGTATCTTGAGCAAATTGGTGAGGATTATGTAGTTGCTTGTGATGAAGCAATGTGCCAATGGACAATTGTTAGTACCTATCAAGCTAATTGGGCAACCGTATGAAAATCAACGGACTAACAGTTTTATGGTTCATGATTGCTACGGGCTTAATTGCTTATGCACTTCAGTTGCTAAAACGCGAATCTTACAACAGCGGGTACTGGCGAGGCAGGGCAATAGGTTGGGAATCTCATAGACGATTAACCAACATACAGAAAAAATCGGACGAGGTGTTTGACTATGAAAAGAACTGAGGAAATCCTTGATGAAGTCCAACTTATCCTCACAGACAGGGGCAATGTTTACGGAAGCCCTGAAACAAATCACCGACGAATCAGCGAATTGTGGTCAGGGTATTTGGACACTTACATTTCGCCTGAGCAAGTCAGTATGTGTATGTTGCTCGTCAAAGTCGCACGCCTCAGTCAGTCAAGTGACCACGAGGATTCACTCCGAGATTTGCTTGGATACGGAATCATCTACCACAAAATTGTTAGAGAAATGAGAGGTGAAAATGATGGCATTTGATTTATCAAATTACATGACGGCAGAACAAAGAATTGAATTGTTCGCAGCTGAGCATAAAGATTTTAGATATGAGGTTAACCATGAGTTTTACAAGGATACTAATGGTGACACTTGGGTTGTTGTAAAGACTATTCTATGGCGAAACAGTACAGACCCACATGCTTGGGTCATGGGTTTAGCAGCTGAGAACATGAAAACACAATTTGCCATAGAGAAAGCAGAAACCTCGAGTTTTGCGAGGTCTATAACGAATACTGGTAAACCTCAATTCTCAACTACTAAAAACGGTGAGAAAGCACCAAGAGCCAACAGAGCTGAGATGGAAAAAGTTGTGCCATTTAAACCTAAGTATGGTGCAGTTGGCAGTCGTAGCGCAGCGGTAGAGGAAGTTTTGAGAACTTCTTTCGATACCCCTGAAGTTAAGGCTGCCATCAACAAAGAGCCAATTCCTTGGTCTGTTGGTGATGTTGTAGATTCATTACCGAACTCAACACCCAAGCCACCAATAGCCTGCGAGCATGGACATATACACAAAGAAGGTGTTAGTGCTAAGAATCAAAAACCTTACTATGGTTATGTTTGCGCTCAATCAGTTTGTCCACCTGTATGGGCTAAAGTCACAAGTAACGGGCATTGGTACTTTGAGGACACCGAAAATGGGTGACATGGAAATGATTGACGCAACTGGCATGAGAGCAACCTTTACAGATGACGGCGTTGTCTTAGATGTTGTGCCAATGTCTGAGTGTTGTGAAATGTGCAATGACCCAAGGTTGATAACGGTTGATGGCATTAAGAAATGCGTAGCTTGTGGCTGCATTAACCACATTGAGTTGAATCATCATGGGTAATAAGTCCGACTGGGATTTGGACTTAAGGTTTGGTCAAGAAGGTGAGGTTGCAGCCAACGCCCT